ATCCGTGTTTGTGCTATCTCCATAACTCCAAAGCCTTGAAGAACTAATTAACGGATACCTTACATCATAACTTGAACCACTTGTTATTCGTGTTTGAACATTTGCACCTGTATACTCATGGGTATAAGCTGAGTAGTCTAAACTGCTTAGTTTGTCGTCACCGAATAAGTCTGCTAATGTACGTATATCACCATAGAAAGTGATCGTGTACGAATAAGGCATGTTGTCCTTAACGTTGGCTTTCTCAAGTTGAATCTTACCTGTTCTAAAAGGTATTAAATCAATCTCTATGCTCGCTGCCCTTCTTAATTGGTAGTTAAGTGATCCGTTTACATCCGTTTGGTAGAAGTGTTCAAATATTTGGTTGTTGTGTGGTGTTGCAGGAACACTAAACGATTGTGAGAAATCAGTAAACAGCTTTGCTAAATCCTTGTAATTTTGAACGCTGGAGTTTACGTTTATGCTTTCGTCATTGAATAGTTCTAAACGCTGACCTTCAATGTATACTTGTACCTTTCTCATTAGACTACAGTAGTGTTATAATCGTAAGCAAATTCAAAATCAAGTTGGTAGTTAATCAGCTTGGTGTTTATGTTCTTGAATAACTCCGTGTTTTTGGTGTTCATGACTACAGGACTGCCATTGATCAATATACGTTCCGATAACATCAACTCTTGAAGTACCTTGTTATATTCTTCTGAAACGTATCCCGTGTTTACTTTAATAGATTTTTTACCTAATGTGTTGAACATTTTACGTTGACCCTCTTGTACGTCATAATTCACAAGATTTGCTTGTAGTAAATTATAACCTTGATTCTCAACAATTAAGCTGTCGTTACTTGCTTTAAAGAACCAAGTCTTTTGCCATCCACCTAATTTGTTTATGAAGTCACATTCCACAGGTGTGTAGAAGCATTCGTTAATTGGTCTAAAATGATATTCTTTAGAACTTAAAATAGTGCCTCCTGTCGCATACTTTGTGATGGTCATTCTATTACCTGCGCTTACGTTTGGAGTATTGACATAAGGAAAGTCCTTCCACTCCTTTGTACTAAAGGTTGATTGAGTCATTACATTGGTCACGTAGTTAAACCATCTAACCGTCACATAGCTCGCACTTCCGCTGTCGTTCCTTACAAGTAGTGATCCAATATTGCTTTCGCCCAGTGGATAATAATAAGTACCCTCAGTAAGTAAAGCGTGTCCGTTATCGTGATTGTATCCATCCGTATAAAGATTGTACCCATCAACTACGTCATAAGTAGTGGTATCTAAAAGAGTTTCCGTTGTTCCTATTATCTTGTATCTCCTTACTTGAACCTGACACCATTCATTTGAGTTATTCGTTGTAGGTGTTGTTACACTTGCAGGGCTTACATGACTCAAGTATTCCTTTAGAAATGGACTTATATTGTAAGTTGTTTTCGTGTTTGTGGCGCTTGGTATGTTCTTTTGAAGCGTGTACGTAGGAGAACCTGGAGAACTTCCGTAGCCATTCCAAATATAGAGTAATACCTTAGATGCTGTTTGGTTTATCTCGTCTACTTCTACGATAAAAGGTGAACGTGCTTGTATTATCATTTCTTGATCGTTTCTTTAAATAACTTAGTTACTTCTAATCCGTATTCCTTGGCTAACTCTTGAGGTAGGTTTTTAAGTGCTGCTTGGTATGGCTTAGTGAAAAATAAAGTAGGTTTTAATCCTTTGGAATATATACTTCGTGTGATTAGAAAAGCTGTTGCCCTATACGACAGGAACTTACCACTCTTTCTATCCTTAAACTGAAACCTCCTTGCTTCAACCCATTTTTGTATTGATTGAGTTAGTCCACCTTCTTTACCTCTACCTGATCCAAACTTGAAAGGTGAGTTAGGTGCTTTAGCACTTGAGTTTTTACCCTTGACACCTTGATCTTGAAAGTCTCCGTATTTCTCCATAAAGAACTTTACCGTAGTCCTTTCTGAGTTAATTGTAACCTCGCCTTTAATAGAGTTGTATAGTCGCTTAGAAACGTTCCTATCTCCGTTGGTTAGGTTCGCCTTTGCCCTGCTTGTTACGTGCTTAACGAAGCGATCTAAAGCCTTATATATTTCAGCTTTTTCCTGCATTAGCAAATGGTCATTTCATTAGGCACTTGAACATCTAACGTCATTGTCCAACCTGCAAGTCCTGACTCAAACCTATCCGTGAATGGTTCGCAACTTGCTGTACCTACAATTTGAAATTTGCTTGAATATAAGTCACCACGTCTCAAAGATTCATAGAGACGATTTAAGACAGCCAATTGCGTGTTCATGATGTCTTGTTCATTATCATTCCCTCTGAACGCATCAGGGTCTTCCTTGGACACGTCAAGTACATCCATCGCCATGATTGATACGTTGAACTGAATAACGTTATCAATAAACGTACTTGAGTTTACCACTATGTGTGATAAAGGAAATATAGTTTGCTTGTTTAAATCAACTTTGTAGACCGATCCTTCTGAGACCGTGTTTACAAAGGGGTCATTATCTAAATGATTTTTTAATGTATCTAAAACGTGGTAATAACTCATTTTATGCTTCTTTTAATTTTTCTTGATTCGATTTCATTTTTTTGTTTTTCGAAAGTAAGGTAGGTAAGGCATTTGAGTAGTCCCATTCTGGTAACGTTGTCAAATCGTCCGACATCACCTTGAGCAATTGCGTATATTGACTGATACCATCCCCACTGCTTTCCGAACTGCGCTTCTTCGCTGTATTCGTTGATGTCATCGTCTGAACTTCCTTCTCCAAATAGTGCAGGGTAGCCTTCAATAACTCGCTTCTTAAACGATAAAAAAAAACCGTTGCACCAAGTGCTACATCTACAGGTGCATACTTCATCACCTCGGAGTAATTTGCAGAGCCTTGATACTCCTCTATTTCGTATTTGTCCTTGAACGTTTTTGTGATCGGTCTATACATAACCGCCATAGCCTTATTCAGCTTTTGGATGTCGCCTAAATTGGAATCCAAGTCTATGTATTCACCGAATGAAATATTTTCTAAGTCCGGAATGAAACCGAACTCCTTATCTTGTATTTTAAACCTATGTTGAAACTTTGGTTGTGACTCGAATAACTTAGTAAAATGTTCTACCAACTTGTTTACATCGGTCATTTTAATCTTAACTACATTTTTTAGTTCTATCCCGCAGAACAATTCAATCATTTTCTGAGCAATAAATTCCTCATCATTCGAATTTTCGGACACTTCAATGAACTTTTGGTAGTGCATCAAAGGTATCTCACTCAATTTAGTAGGTATAACCAACTCTAACTTCATAACTAACTAACTTTTATTTATTCTTTTCGTTGTACATGAGCGCATAACTGTACGCTTCGGATAGCAATACAAAGTGCTTTCTCATGCTCATAGGATTATCTAAGACTATCTTTACTTTTCGGTTCGTCTTTTTGTAGATGTATTCCTCAACTACAGCCTTCATAACTTCTATTTCCATCAGTAAATATAGTATTTGCCTTGAGCATTCTTTAATCCTATCGTTTCCATCTCGTGATACCTAAGCGCATCCAGTCCGTGGTTGTTGTAGTCAATAGGTTTATTTAGCTTTGTTCCTGATTTATCCGTGTCCCAAATGTATCCCCTTAGTTCTTTTATTAAATTGGTGCTGTTAGAAGTCACCAAATACTCTTGTGACTGCATTACTTGTATACCATAGTTAATCGAATCCTTCCCTTTTGTTACACCTCGAATAGTTTTACCAAACCTTCTAATCTCTTCAATGGATTTAGGTTCGGAACTATCAGCATAAATAGGAACGTTTGACGGAAGTATTTTAGCTATGTCCGTGTTTAGCATGCCTGATCGATAACATAACTCATTGATGATCCGTTGACCATTCCAATTGTAAACCTCAACTATGGCTGTAGGATCGTTTGTGTATCCAAAGTCTAATCCTATGCCGATTAATTTCGCTTCCTCTGGTATCTTGTCTATCTGTTTCCAATTATTAAACACAGCACCTTGTAACGAACCTATTTGACCAAGACCATACACTTTCCACCAATTCTCCCAATAGGATGAGGTCTTTGCTTTCTCCTTTGCGCTTTCAATCTCTTTGACTATATTCTCGTCAAGTGCTTCGTTATCTTTGTAGTTTAAGATTAGAAAGTCGGCATCCTCTTGAGGCACTACTTCTGTATGCGCCCAAAACTCCTGAGTAGGGTTGAAGTCAATATATATTTCTTTGTTGGTACGAATAGACAATTGAAGATACGCTTCAAATGTTACGTTGTTTGCTTCGTTTACGTATAGGATATTCCTTCTTGCACCTCGTAGCTTATCGTCCATATCAGCGCTAAAAAACTCAATGTATGATCCATTCGCAAATGTGTACGTCAATAGTGATCTATTCCAATGCGCATCAACATACCTATTTGTTAGCTTCATTAATTTTAAAAAATCTTTCATAGCTCCCCTCCTAAGGTGTGGTATAGACTCAGACACTACACTTATTTCAAGCATAGGTGTTCGTGCTGCCTTGTCTATTAAGATTGGAAGTATACCAAATGTTTTTCCTGCCGAAGTTCCGCCCTGTATAACCTTCTTTCGTTTGGTTAGGGATCGTATCTTTTTTATGGCAGTTGTGTACTTGAACATTAGTCTTGTTCGTCTTCCTGTCCTTCGTTAAACAATGGCTGTTCGATAACCGTCTGTTCTACCTTGTCAACTAAGTTGTTAAGTCGTTGTGTTATGCTTGGGTTGTAGATGCCTGCCATACCTCCAGAGATTTGATCTTGGCGTATTTCTCTACGTATACGTGAACAGATGCTTGAAAATTTGCTATATCGTCTATTCGTATTAGCAAAATAGTTTTCTAAACCATGTATTACGCCCTTATCCATACAGTAACAATCAAAGCCTTCCATCGTTAAAGGACGCTCTAATTCGCTGTACTCGCTTCTTCCTTCCTTGCCTACAAAGGTGTGTTTAAGTATAGGGTTATTCTTTACGTATCTCTTATACTCTTCGAATAGTTCCCACATTCTTTCGGGGCTTTCTATTTTATTTGGTCTACCCATAAGTTGTATATATTCGTTTTAATTGGTTTACCA